TGTCGCCGTCCTCGTCCATTAGCTCGGATTTGGAGCTTTGAACGCTACGGGAGAAAGAAGAAAGGATGATGCCAGTTTCGGCGGTGGCGCCAAAAGTGACACCTGAAGCGGCGGAAGAAGTGATAACGGTTGCGGCCATATTTGGCCGAAATTGTCAACTCACAAGTGCGGCGTGAACTTTCAGAGAAACTGAGCGCAAGAAATGCCGCTCGGTTGTTTGGAGCGAAACGCCGCCATCGCGAATGATGCCGTAGACATAGCAATACTGCGGGCGGATTGAATTGAGCTTGCCGACGATCCCCGTCACATCATAGGCAACGCACAACACTTCAGCCCACAAACTCTCTAATGCCTGCGGATCGGAGTCGTCTGCCTGCACCGCAAGCGCGATATCAACCGAAAATTGGAAGATCGCTGAATTGATGATTGACTCTTGCTGGCGGTTGGCCTTGACGAAACAGGCGGGCAGTTGGATCGCGTCGAAATTCTCTGCGGCGGTGACGGTGAGCGCGGTTCCGAGTTCGGCCTGGAGCGCTTGAATGAATGCGTCGGTGAGTGCCTTTTCAAGCGTGAGCGTCGTAGTTGCTGGCGGCTTCGTTGGCTCTAGCTGGGTTTGCGGCGCGGGAAAGAAAAGACTCATTTATTTACATCCTCCAACTGGAAATCCACGGAGACGCCATCCTGCGCGAGTTCGGCAGACATTACACGGAACGGCGCACCGGCCACCAGCACTCGATCGCCGAGTGAGATCACTTGAGTGATGGAATTATATGGGGCCGTTAGAACCATTGCCACCGAGCCGAAAAAGCCGCCGTCTTGGAGTTGATTGTCGCGGCGGAATGTTGAGCGGTTGGCCGAGAACGCCTGCCCATTGAATGAGCAGGAAACAGGCAGTTCCGCAGACACGGCGGCGAAATCAGAGGCAAGAATATCGAGCAGGCTCACAAGATGGCGCGCGCGTCAAATCAACCCACACTCTTTGCAAAGCCGCTCGTATTCGCTGCCCTTGGTTGGCTTTTCTTTGCTGGTGTTGTGGGTGGCGTTGCTCCAATGGATCACATCAGCCTTGATTGGGTGCGTGTAGGGCGAAAACTCGACGCCGCCGCAGTCGAAATAATTCGGCAGCGTGGAATATTCAATGCCGTGGCGCTGAAGCCCTTGGTGAATCGCCAGCATCGCTTCATGCCAATCGCGCCCTGCCATCCCATCAGCGAGCATCTCGCGAAGCTTCCCGGCAACATCGATTGCGAATGCGCTTCCTTCAGAGATTCGCATCACAACAGGTGAGATCGTGGAAAGCCACGGCGAGAAGGTGTAATCGGCCAAGTCAAGCTTGCAATTCACAGCGCAATCCATTTGCACCCAAGTGCCACCATAGCGATAGAGCGTTTCGAGTGCGAAATAATCACTCCAATGCGCGAACGATCCGATTCCGCCATTTGGAATGTAGGCGTGCGGGTTGCCTGCGAATCCGATCGGCTTCAGAATGTCTTTCGGAATTTGCTTGATTTCGACATCCTTCGGCACGCCTTCCACTTTGCCTTGCGTCCACAGGGTCACTTCGTGACCGTGATTGACGAGGAGAGTAAGAGTGAGTTTTTCCATCAGCCCAAGCTTGGAGCCGATCCATACAGAGTGAGTTGCGCTCATTGCCTTGCGAGAATTGTCAAGCCGTTATTGTTCTCATAATGCTCGAAAAGCTTCCAATGCTCGTTATCACGCATGAATTCTTGAATCGCGAGATTGATGCCGGGGCCGAAATCTTCACCACTCACGCCAAAGGCAACGGTATCGTGGAAAACAATGTATTTGCTCGCTTGGTTGCCGTGTTTTTCCAATTCGCCTTTGACTTGCGCGTAGGTGTGGAGCGTATCGACAAAGAGCATCTCTGTCGGTTCGATCATCGGCGCGTCGAGTGTTGAGCCGTGCGCGAATGTCCAATCGATTTCGATATGCGGGCGGATGCTGGCGAATAGGTTGTAGGGATCGCCAAGATCGTAACTGCGGAGCGTGGCGCGGCTCTTGTTGGAAAGCCCGTGCATGAATGCGAAGGTGGACATGCCGCTGCGCACGCCAAACTCAGTGACATGATTGCACTCACGGGCAAGTTGCGCGAGTCGCAGCAGGTGCGCGTGGATATCGCTCTCGACGCTGCGGCAGCGGTTGAATGTTTGCAGGAGCGGCCACATCTTCGTGAATTTGGCACTGCCGTAAGCATATGCTGTCTGACTGTTCTGGTGACGAACAATATGATCCTCTGGTCTTCCGCCATTGCTCGGATGGTCGTGGAACCATTTCAGCCCTTTGATCTGAAGGATTGTTGCCTCCAACTGCGTGCGCACTGTGAAATCGTTGTCGCAGAAAACGCCGTAGAATTCTGGATGAAAAACATAGCCTCGGCGCGAGTAGAGTTCGCGGGAAAGAACAGGGTGGCACATCAAGCCGTCATCGCGCACGGTGTCGGGAACATAGCAGGCCCAAGGCAGGTTGCCTGCCGGGAGCTTTTGCAATTGCTCATCCCATCCAATCGGTGGCGTGAGATCATCGGCGATCACGACAAGAATCTCGCCGGTCGAGAGTGCTGCGGCAGTGTTCCAGTTTGCCACGCTTGACGATGCCCACTCGGGCGGCGGGACGCTGACAGCGTGCTCGTGATCAGCGAATGCTGCCAAGCTCGCATCGTCATCGGCCTGGATGCCAAAAATATGCTCGATGCTTTCGGCATGGTTCGCTCTCGCGATCCAGATTTTTTTTGTTGCGAGCGCACGCCCCGGCGTGCCACGGGTTGCGTGGAGTAGTGTTATTTTTTTCATGTTGTTAATTCTTCAAAGATTGCTTGTGCCCGCTCGCGTTCCTGCGGATCAGACATCCGACGATGCGTGTCATCCACCGGAATGCTCGGCTCGAAAGCAGGATGATGGTGAGCGAAAACAATGTCCCGCGCATCCACGATCGAACCGGCCTTCTGCGCACGAATGGTGAACTCGGCATCTGAAAATTGATTCTTGAATCTGGGATTGAATAATGCGTGTCGATCATAATGTTTGCGCGTCACGATTGCCATCGGCAGCAACTCATCGGTTCGGTGGCCGTCAGAAATTCGTAGACATTTTTCTGACTCAATGTCGAGTCGATCGATGATCATTTGATCCCAGCCCGGTGGGCATTCCCAATCGTCAGACATCTGCACAAGGATGTCGCCCGTCGAATGAAATGCCGCTAGATTCCACGCGCCCACGGCCCCGCCATCTCGATCCTGCGCCACGCCACCGAAGCGTTGCAATTGCGCGGCAGTAGGATCATCGGCATCTACGGCAAAGATGTATTCGATCGCAGCGGGATTCTTGGCGCGAGAAAGCCACAGGCTCATCGTCTGCACGGCCTGCAGCGGCCTTCCCCTTGTCGCGTGGAGAACGCTGATCCTTGGGCCTTGTGAGCTATTTAACAAGTCAGCCTCTAGCGCAAAAGCCTCCTTCGCCTTGCCTGCCATACGAAGCGCCCAAGCGCGAAGGCGAGTAGCCTTCCACCCGTAGTATTCAGCGCGGTGCGTCCATTGTGGGAATGATGGCACGGGGATTTTCTCCATGCGATCGAGCGCGGCGAGAGCTTCATCGGCTTTTCCTTGATCGATCAGAATCGATGCCTGCAACGCGATTGCTTCGCGCCTATTCGGATCGAGCTTCTCGGCAGCGGCGGCGAATCGCAGGGCCGTATCGCCATCCGTCATATTGCTCATGTTCACCATCGTCTCGTAGCGGTGAACAGCATCGACGCTCTTGAGCGCGAGCGTTTCCGCGCCGTAGCGGATTGCCTGCTCGCGCTGGCCTTGGATCATTTTTTCGTAGTGCAGGTAAAACTTGATGTTCGGCGTGAATTGATCGTTGAACTCAAGGATGCGAGTGTTGCGCTCGTTGCTTGGACGCCTTCCAAGCGGCGGCTTGTGGTGCGCGGATTCCAGATCGCGGCGACTCCAGATTTTGATTGTCTTCGTCGGGTGCATGTTCTCGTGAACCGGCCTCCACCACCATCCGCTTTTGTAGCGAAAGAATCTTTCCCGTGGCGCACGCTTGTGTTGTTCTGGGATCACATAATCCGTCAGAATCCAATCGCAATCTTCTGGGCATTCTGCGAGCGCCTTCAGGTGCGGCTCGACTTGGGACTCTGGCAAGATGTCATCAATGTCAGCCCACATTGCCCAGCCGTCTTCGCCTGCGAGATTGTAGGCGGCCCTCATTGCTTGGTTGCGGGCGGCTGCGAAGTTGTCGAGATGCGGCCAATCTTCGCACAGCGGCGAGTTGCAATATTCAGCGGTGACGCACCCAAGTTCCTTGGCAATGTCGAGAGTGCGATCTGGTTTGAGCGACCCTACAGCGCGAACGACAACGATCTCGTCGCAGATTTTCTTGTAGCTCTCAACGCACCTAGCGATGCGATCTTCCTCGTTCCCAGTGATGAATGCGGCAACCAGTTTCTTTTTTTGGTTCATGTCTAAAAAGGCTGGCGTGTCAATAACAGAAAACCCGCCCCCTTGCGAGGGCGGGTTTCTGCAAACACAAACACCAAGCTGTCCAAACTTACAGGCCAGTCGTGATGCGGATGATGCTCGATCCGTCAATCACTTTCTCGCTCGCATGCTGGCGGACGCGCAGCACATTGGAGCGGCGGGCCTCGTCGCGGTAGGTTTCCGCAACGAAAGGCACGGGGCTGTCAGCACCCCAGAGGATGGTGCGGCCAAATCCACCAGCGGCGAACTCACCACCGGAAGTATAGGCCAAGGCCAGATAGGTGTCATTCCAAACAAACGATCCGCTGTAGGCTTGGCCTTTCTTCGCGGAGTTCTTGGGAGCGCGGCCAACGAGAACTTTATCGACGCCGACGGCCTGGGCAACTTCCTGCTCGGAGAGCAGACGGGTGCTGTTAGTGGCGACAACGCCGAACATTTGGTTCTGGACTTTAGTGGAGCGGCGAACGCGCTCGAACAAAGTCGCAGACATAACGAGAGTATTAGGAAGGACGCCGTATTTGGCGAGTTCCAACTTGCCAGCGGCCACATCGGCGGGAAGGTCGAATGTGGTGATATTTGCCTCGGTGTAAGCGGCAGTCGAGCCAGTGCCAGAGATGGCAGTCAAGCCATTCGCGGCATAGGTGAGAGCGGCAACACGGGCTTCGTGGCCGATCTGAATTTGCGAGAGCAGCATGTCGGCAACGGCAACCTCGACATCGAGGAAGCGAGCCAAGTCGCGCTGCGTGGCATCAGGAAGGATTTCCTCAAGGCCATACTCGGTGGCGGCAAAAGTGTCAGAGACAAATTTGCGGGACACGCGGGGATAGGCGCTGCCAGCGGCGATCTTCGTGGCATCGTCATTAAGAGCTTCGGACTGCCCAAGATTGATCTTGAGATATTCGCCGCTCTTCACGTCAGCTACGTAGATCGGCATGACTTCTGCGCCGATGAAAAGGTTTTGCTTATTGCTGCGGCCCTCAAAAACGGCCTGGGCAATGTCGCCTCGGATGGTGGTGGTTGTTAGTGCCATGGTTTTGGTTCCTTAAAAATTAGAGCTTGGGAGCGTATTCGATCACGTCACCAGTTGCGCCACTATTGATCGCGGTGCCAAGGGTGAGAGCCGATGTAACAAGCGTGCCAACAATGACGCCGCCAGTGGTGGCGAAAACATTGAGTCCCGCAGTCACGGGGCCGGGAGAGACCAAGCCGAATTGGGTTGGGCTGAAAAGTTTCACGCTGCCGATGCCGGTTGCAGAAACATCTTCTTGAACAACGCCGATTGCCTCGCTCGCAGTGACGAGCGCGGCGGCTGCATTGTCGCCAGAGACGCGCACCAGCGTGTTTGCCGAAATCGCACTCGCGAAGGAGAACGAACGGAATGTATTGTCGATTTGTGTAGCCATGATGATTAGAGATTGGAGAGTTGGTTGGAATCGCGAAGGGCGATGTATTCAGCGGGATGATTGGTCATCGCGAATTTGATCGCGGCGGTCTTGCTGCCGAGTTCGGAAGTTTTCGCTTCGATGAGTGCCTTAAGGTCGAACTTCTCGACGGGCTTCTCTGCGGTGGCGCTGCCCTTCATGGGAGCGGCCCCGAAGTTGGAGATGATTGTGTCGAGTTTGGCAGAGAGCTTGGACATTTCGGACTCTTCGTCCTTTTTCTCTTCAGCCATTTTCTCTTCGGGCTTCTCTTCCATCTTGTTCTTGTAGTCGCCAAAGGCGGTCTCAAGAGCGGAGAGGCGGGAGAGGATGTCAGCGATATCGATCTCGTCTTCTTTGACGATCTCTTCAGCTTGGGTCTTTTCGTCTTCCATATTGGTGAGATTTTTGTCAACTGCCTTTGCCTCGAAACTGAACAAGCCGGTAGGATTGGCGGCAGGGGTTTGGACGAGATCGGCGCTGTAAAGCTCTTCACATGATGCGAAGCGTTTGCCATCGATCTCGCGCACAGGGCCAGAGAAAGCGATCGAGATGCCGAAGGTGTCTGGCAACTTCTCTGCGATCTCCAACACATAGTCCTTGCGCTCGGCGTTCTTGAGAAGGTTTAGATCAGCGACGAGTTTATCCCCTATGATGCGAAAATTGTCGCAGAATCCAACAATGTCCTTGATCCCCGCGCCGTGATCGAGATTGACCTTTACGCCGCCAGCGTAGGACTCCGCACATGCTTTCACTTCCTGCAATGTTATGCGATCCACGAAAAGGCCGTGGCCTTTGGCTTCGCCCACAGAAATAACAGAAACGCCTTCGATGATGTCGCTCATGCGAAGGCGCAAGTGTCAAAAGAAAAAGGGCCGATGGAGTCCAGGTCGCTCGACTGCCTGATGCGCTTCCTTGGACTCTTTCACCAAGTAAGGGATCGCGTTCACCTTTCGGCCACGCCACTTCATCCCGCCTCAGGCTACGACTTAGTGGCGTGTCGCCCTCGATGCTCCACCGGCAAAATCAATCCTTGTATCGATTAACGATATCGTCAAGGTAAAATTCTTCCAAAGCAGCCTGCGCGAGCATCAGAATCTCAAGCTCGTTTTCTTCGCGGCAACCGACGATCTCAAACGAAGTCGAGATGTGCGGCTTCGTGCGATTGGCTGAGATGTTGGTTGCCATGCCCGTCACGGGAACCTGCGCGGAAATGGACAGCGCCACCGGCCCGATTGCCGGTGACGCTTCTACTCCAACAACACCGACCGCGCTGGAAATTTGAACCTGCGGCGAGCCAACTTTGAGCTTGCCGGTAACACCGCGCTTGATCTCGACAACTACGCGCTGGCGCTCGCGATA